TCCTCGTACTGGATGATCGCCGCGGCCAAGTCGTCGCGAACGAGCATTTCGGCAGACGGCGCCGAGTGACGAGCGAGCTCGTCGGTCAGCACCACGATGCCGGCGATCTTGGCGATATCCAACGTCACCGAATCGAACGCAAGCTTCGAGACCGGCTTGGCTTGGCCTTCACCGACCCACCCGACCGTAGCGGCCGCCGTCTGGCGAGGCACCTTGATCTTGAACGGGACGTTGCGGAGGTTGAGCCGCCCGATGATCGTGAGCGGGCGCAGGTACTCGATGAACTCCGAGACGAGGTTCTGGTATTGCACCAGCGGGCCCGCCCAGGTCGAGTCGGTGGTCGTGCCGGCCGCGACCGCCGCCCGGAGAACCGCCTCAACGTCCGGGGTCTCGGCGAGCCACTGCTCGTTGTTCTTCGCGATGCTGTGCGCCTGCATCAGGTTGCCCTTGGAGCGGGCGACGGCCATCACGAAGCGGGTAAAGCCGATGCCCTTGGGGACCGGCCGCCCGTTCATAACCTGAACACGCGGGGTATCGCGCGAAACGCTCGCGTGCCCGCGCTGCTCCTGGCCTTCGTCCGCGGTGCGGGCGTCAACCAGGCGCGAGGTCGAGACGTTCAATCGTTCCATCGACTTGAGGCGGCGGATCTGGCCGTCGATGGCGTCGATGTCCCGCTCGAGGGTGTCGTAGTCTTCCTGCGCAGCGCCATCGAGGGTTTCGCCGGCCTCGGCCGACTTGTCCATGATGGCCTGCATCGCGGCGACGGTAGAGGCGCGCTTGGCCTCGTATGCCGCGATCTGTTCGGCGATCGGTTTCATATCTCGGGTGTCCTTTGGTTGGATCGCGACGGCCTAGCCGTGGTTGATCCGGTTGATGACGAAGGGCGCCCGAGCGCGGGCTGGGGTCTGGAGCTTGACGACGTGCGCCTTGCTCCGGTCGTCGGCGTCGGCGTCCTGGCCTGGCGCGGCCCCGTCGTCGCTTTCAGCTTTCGATATCAGGCCGGTCAGGAGCGCGGCGGCTCCGTCCAGCAGTGCGACCGCACGCTCAGTGGCGAGTTGATTCTCGCGCTCGGCGAGGGTCGCGTGGTCGATGGAGCGGATGACGTTGATGGTCGCGTCGGCGTTCGCCGGGATCGTGACCGCGGAGAGCTCGAGCCACTCCCAGGAATTGAAGCGGATGCCGCCGTTGTCCATGAACGAATATTCGAGCTCGCGGAAGCCGATGGAGACCGCGCGCACCAGCTTGTTCGAGATCGAGTCCCAGGCCATCTGCAGCCGGTCTTTGAGCGTCGGCGACTCGACTGCATCGGGCGAGAGGATCTGCGCCTTGAATGGGATGCCGTCCTTCGTCGGCTTGGCGAACGTCACCTGGCCGATGGGTTGGCGGCTATCGTGCTGCCAGAGCAGTGGCATCGGGATCGAGAACTTCGCGCCCATCGGCTCGACGATATCGCCCATGCGGTCGGGCGTCGGCGTCGAGGCGATTCCCTCGATCGTGCGCTCGGTCGCGTTCATCGAACGCACGTCGAGCACGGCATAAGCACGGTGCATGTCGGTGTCTCCTGCCGTCGCTAGGCGACGAAGAAAATCTGGAACTCGCGGCCGCCCTCGCCGTTGAACCGCGCCGTCGCGGCGCCCAGCGCCATCGCCCCGGCGACGACGCCGTCGATGCGGCCTGTAGCACGCCTTTTGTCGAACACCCTATTCCCGGTGCCGGCGGGATCGTCGCGCACGACCGCGGAGGCGACGTTCCAGCGCATGACTGGATTGACCGCGACGTGGAGCTTGCCCTCGATCATCAGGTTCTCGAACGCCTCGAGGCTGCTCGGCATCCAGAGCGGGTTCGCCAGCGGCTTGTTCTTCTCGTCGAGCATCCCCAGGCGCGTCGCGACGTCCTCGTCGAGCGTGCCGGCGCGGCGGAAGCCTTGCGGATGCTCGATCATCGGCGGCTCGATGCCCAGGTCAGCGAGGTCCGCGTCGAGGTCTTTGTGCCGATATCGGTCGTAAGCCAGGAGGCGGACGTCGCAGAAGTCCATGAGTTCGCCGATGCGGGCGCCGATCATGGCCGTCTTGATGATCTTTCCGGGCGGCGCGTTGATGTGCCCATCCTCGACCCATTTGCGAAGGTGGGGCAGATGGTCGCGGGACTCGCGCTCGGCCAGGGTATCGCCCGGCGTCCAGAACTCGGTGATCAGGTCCACCGTCCCGTCCTCGTTCGGGAAGGCGATCCCCAGCGCCGTTAGGTCGCGGGCGAAGGATAGGTCGAGGCCGAGGTAGCACTCGCGGCCCTTGTACTGCTTGACCGCGATCAGGCGCTCGGCGCCCTTCCAGATGTCCGGCCGGATCCAAGTCTGAGCCGCGTCGGTCCATTCGCAGAAGTGGAGGCGCCGGACGAGCGCCTCTTTCGACGGCATGCCCTGCGCTTCGCGGACCTGGTCGCGGATGAACGGCTTCTGGATCGACACGCCTAGGTTCGGGTTCGCCTTGATCCAGCAATCCTCGTCGGCGAACGGGTCGTCGTTCTCGTCGAGCGAGCAGATGAAGCCGAACCAGGCGTCGTTCTCGTCGCCGCCTTCGAGCACCTTGACGGTGTAGTCGTGCTCGGCTCGGCAGACCGAGGTCCGGTCGAAGCCGGAGTTCGTGATTTCGAAGATCAGCGCCTGCTGGTTGCCCTTCGTGCCGGCGCGCAGCATTTCGATGACGCTGTTGTCGGAGTGCTCGTGCACTTCGTCGACCAGGGCGCAGTATGGCCGGATGCCCGACTTGCCCTTCTTCTCCGAGCTGATCGGCTTGAAGAACGACATCTTGCGGATGTCCGTGAGTTGCCAGACCGGGTTCTGCCCGGACGAGACCAGCCGCGACTTGAGCGCCGGCGAGCGCTCCCACATCGCCACGGCGTCGCGGAACAGGATCGCGGCTTGGTCCTTATCCGTCGCCGCGGAGTAGATCTCGGCCCGCAGCTTGCCGGTCGCCGAGAGCATGTAGTGCCCGATGCCGGCGGCCATCGGGCTTTTACCGTTGCCCTTGGCCACTTCGATGTAGGCCCGGCGGAAGCGGCGGAAGCCGTCGGCGTTGAACCAGCCGAACAGGCTGCCGATGATGAAACACTGCCAGGGCTCGAGGACGAACGGCACCGCGAGCGACTCGCCGTCCGAGGTTTCGATCTCGACGGTCAGGACGTCGGTGAAGAAGCCGATCGCCCGTATGGCGGCTATCGGATCCCAGCGCAGGCCCTTCGTCCGACGCAGGCCCAGGTCGACGATGTGCCGGCGGCACGCAGCGCGGACATAGGGCCCGGCGACGATCTTTCCGGCCTCGACGTCGAGCGCGTACTGCGTCGCCGGGTCGTCAGCCGAAATACTTGGCGGCGGGGTCCGTTTCTTCGATGGGCGCGGTGGCTTCAATTCGGCTCCTCGCGCTCGGCGTCATGCCGAACTCGATGCAGTAGCGGACCATATCGGCCATCGCCTTGTTCGCAATGCCGACGATGGGGTTCTGGATCGCGTTGCCGTTGCTCGTCTTGATCAGCAGCCCGCCGGTTAGCGGGTCGTTCTTCGCCATCTCGGCCAGCGCGCGCTCGGCCTGTTGCCAGCGCCCGACGGCCTGGCAGTAGGCGGCTAGCGCGATGCGGTCGACGCCCTTGAGCAGGCCGACGGAGTAGAGCTCGTCGCAGATCAGCGTCCACTCGGCGCGGGCGTCGGCGGTTAGTTCGGGCGGCGGTTGCGGGAGGCGGGCCCTTATGGACGCTTCCAGCGCAACTGCTCGCGTGATCGCGCGCTTTCCCGGGTTGCCAGTCACGACCCGCAGATGAGTTGGCTTCGGCCGCCGGCCGCTGTTCTTGTTGCCCATCCTTATAGCGTCGCCGCGTTAAAACATGTTGCCATCTGTTGCGGTTCACTCTTGGATAATTTGCATCCGTCAAACGCCTGGAGGCAGAACGTGAAGCGCAATTGGACCGATAACGACACGAAAAACGACCTCGAAGTGATCTTCGGCGAGGCGCCGCACCTGAGCGCGGTCGAGGCCCTCAACTTCCTAGAGACCGT